GTAAAGTTGCCGGCAGTTAAGATACCTTTGATGTTCGGAGAAGTACCATCACCGTACAGGATCTGAGCATCTTCTACATCCATTAATTTTTCAGGAACCCTTTTCTGAAGGAAAGAGATCAAACCAAGCAGGTTGTTGATGGATTTACGAGAAATGGGCATCCAACCAGCGATAGTTTCGAACTTTACAGAGGCTTCTTTCAGATCCAGATCAAACTGAGGTTTCAAACCTGTGCCCTGAGTAGTAGCGGCAGCAGCCTGTTTTTCAGATGTTGGGGCGATAGAACCATCGCCGGCACCGTTCTCTCTCATAAAGTAGTAATCCGTACCAGGGCCAGCAGGCGACACGCTCAACAGCGAACGCACGTGCGTGATGGTAGAAGGATTCATGATAATGCCAGGACGATACTGCGCACCCCAAACGTTGCCGCCAGTCACATTTGCAGTGGAAAAGTCGGCAGCGGCTTTTACATCTACGCCCTTCAGTTCGATGGCGCAGCGCTTAATCTCGCCACGAGAGAATTTATTAATATCATCGGTAGCTTCTTCAACGGCTTTTTTCAATACAGAACCAAAAGACTCGCCTTTAGATTGAGCGCCAAAATTAGAGGTAGACATTTTCTTTTCCATTTCATCGAGCTTAACAGAGGCTTGCTGTGCCAGGTTTTTAGCCTCGGTAACAACTGCGTCCAACTCTTTCACCTTATCGGCTGCTTTGGTAGCTTCATCCTTAGCGGCTTTTACTTCAGCATTGATTGATTCTGTAGACGCCTTAATTTTCTGGTCTACGTTTTCGTTGATGCCTTTTACCTGATTTTCGATGTTTGCATTTACATCTTTTTTGATTCCTTTTACGCTCTCAGCCACAGTCTCAGTAATACCTTCGATTTGTTCAGACAGAGCCGCAAGAGCTTTTGATTCGATTGCCATAGGGCTAACTCAATTTTAATTTTAATAATGTGTTTTGAAGTTTCGCTTTTATAAACAGCGCTTCTTCCTCTTCTGATTCTAGTTGCGGCTCCGGTGCTTCTTTCCTTGAAGCGGCTGGGGTGCTAGTAGGAGTTAGAGAAAGTATGCTTGTTTGTAATTGCTTAAAGTAGATTTCCAGCATGTCGTAGATTTCCTCATTTTCATAGCGCCCGTTGCGGATTGCTTTCATGAGGTGGTTCATACGATCTACCTGCTGTTCCTTGGTCATGGACTTTATGCCGGTAACCAGGGCATTTTCATTGGCCCCCCACGTTACAGAAGATCCTTCCCAAAGTTTTAATTGCTGTAATTCGTTATATCCGCTTTTCTTTTCTTCGCGGATCACTTCGTAACCGATGGAGTGTTCGTCGATCACCTGGTCAGCATAAAGCTGGATGGTATCTTTACCCCACGATGTTTTAGAGATGACGGAATCGAAATACAATCCTTTTTTATCTTCCTTGATTTGAAGGCCGGATTTTGTGGAGCTAAGGGGTTGCCAGGGGTTATGCTGTAGCAGGTGTTTGATCCTGCCTATATCCTCGGACAGCGTCTTTTTAAAGGCACCGGGCACGATCATGTCACCGTCAGAATCTACATTGCCGAAAATGGCAAAATAGCCCTGTATGCGGCCTTCCTGTGTGTCGATGTCTTTAATTAATACCTGTCCGTTGTTTACAATACCCTTACACTGGTAAGGGCGCTCGTACTTTGACATATTGGATTAAGTATCATTCCGTTTCACCCGCTTCACCAATAATGAAGCGAATGTGTGCCTTGAGTGCGGCGGCGATTTGATGCGCGGGAGTAACGGTATTATTTGTACTCCGCATAGGAATGATTGTAGCGGTAGTGCTACTGCGTAGGATTAGTTTGCCTTGCTGATCGCGTTTGGGAATATACAAAACGCGGCATCTGCAATTGACGGTATTTGAGGCGTGAGCAGAAGGATCACCCGGAAATTGCATTTCGTCGTATCCTAACAGTTCATCTCCTTTATAAATAGGAACCTTAAAAGCTCCGTATTCGCTTGTCTGGTGTCCATCCACATCACGGTGTGAATGCCTTGTTCTTTCGTCCTCTGCTGCGCTCCATTTTTTATCTACCTCGTAAGGCAGCGATTTGGCGCCTACTGAATGACCGACATTAGCGGCCCTGATTGTTTCAGTACGGGCAATAGTGCGCGCTCTGGCTTCTGCAAGGTCTTCCCTTTTCAATTCCTCTACGGTCTGATCTATGCTCCAACCATTCGAAACAGCTTTTTTTAGTACCTCAACTATATCCCTGCGCATGGTGTCAGATATTTTAGACACGAGTTGCAACAGGTTTATTTTAAGATAAGCCAGTACTTCATTGATCCATTCAAGGTTTTGGCCGAAGAAAGCACCTTTTTGAGCGGCTAGCTTTTTAATCTCTTTAGCGGTCAATTGCGCGCCAAGTAATCCGGCATCCTGGTATAGATCATGAAGTATAGTAGAAAGGTCGGTAGATAGAGGCGTGAGGTGTGATAGGGCATATTCCCTTCCGTGTGTGGTGAGATCCTTAATAAAAGAGCTACGATAGTCTATAATGACTTTCCTGAGTAAAGGTCGATACTTTTTCTCAATCTTTAATGTATGAGATGCCCATATTTTCCAGTTATCAGCCAGATCGTAGCTCTTTTATTTGGAAAATAAAATTACATCATATAATAAACTGGAATGTTAAAGGTAGCGTCCTATTTTCCGTAAATAAAAAAACCCGCTCCGGTTAAGATGTGGCTCAGATAAGATAGATTGTCCTGGTTTATGCTAATATGCTATCTTGTCAACAATGCTACAGAATGCAAAAGCATACTTTTTATGGTTGTATTGCCTTTCTCGTCTAGTTCACTTTCTTTTATAGTAAAACTGATCCCATATTGATCTTCTGATAATGTAGCAATGCCTACTACTTCGGCTGGGTCAAAGTTGATTGTGGCCGGCAAAGATTGGGGAATATTCTTTATGGCTCCTTTGGCTATAATATCTCCGTTAGCATCCAGTTTGCCGTATTCGATTAAGTATTGCTTTTGTTCCATATTGCTTATAGGTTTATTTGTAGTTCTTGGCCGGTAAGTGAATGGATGAGGTTTTGTAGTTCGTGAAGATATTTTACGGGGGTTTCAATTCCTGCCCCAAATTCGCCAATATAGATAACCCATTCTTCACCTCTTGGCGAAAATGTAGGGCAACTAAAAAGATTCTTTTTATTATACACATAGCCGTCATAGAAAAACCCTGCCTTCTCTAATATCTCTGGTGTTAGTTCTACTCCATAGGCTTCTGATCCTGTTTTAGCCATAGACCATAGAGTATCAGAGGTTACTTTTTCAGGATAAAGACCGTTGAATATGTAGTTACCTATTCTTAGATGAGATACTGGTATTGACATGAGTTTTTATTTATGGTTATCAGGGTTCGGTTCTATGATCGGCTGCGATTGCATCGCACTCGTTGGGGTTCTGTTCGCTATTGAGCAATCCAACAATATCTTTTATATCATCAGGGATATAAGCTAGCTTAAATGCAATTTCATGGGCTTTTTCTTCAGCCGATACAAACTTTATATCTTTAGAGTATTTAAACATAACTATTTGCCGTCCGCATTTTCTTCTTTCCAAATGTCTATAGAAGGCCATCCGCTTTCAACTCCGTCAATGACTACCTTATTGAATTCCAAACATAAATTCTCAAGATTGTCTTTTATTATTTCATTTCTTAAATCTTGATCTGGATAATTAAAGCTATCGTCAATAAGGTCTTTCACATCATCAAGCTTTCTTTTAAAGTAGTCGTTTAAATGCTCTTGCTTAGTCATAACGTATTAGTATTTAGGCATTATTTTAAATCTATGAAGATACCTTCTTATCCTTGCTTTCTTTCTTAATCCAACATAAGCTATAGTTATCCACTTTCCTTCATAGGGATCAATAAAGTAGGTATGTTGAGCAGGATTTACATGCCATAGATATTCTACCATGTACCAGATAAACCAGGCTGTAAAGGCTCCTACTGCTATAAAGATAAGTTCCAGTGCATAACGGGCTAATAGCTCTTTTCTGAATAGACTGATACCCTTTTTTCTTGGTCTGTCAAATGGAATGCAGTAAGATTCCGCATGATCGTTGGTAAGTGCTAATGGCATGGTTTTAAGGTTTAAGTTTCTTCAGTAATGATTCCAGAGCTTTCGTTATAGAGCCGAACTTATCTATTAGTCTTTTAGCATCAGAGGGGCGGAGGGATGCTGAATATTGTTTTTTCTTTTCTACGCCTAGTTCTTCGGCTTTCTTGCGGCCAGCGCCTTTACGACTACCGCCGCTGCCTTTCATTCCTTTTTTTCCTGTCATAATTATAGATTCCTTATACGGAATAATACCGGCTTTTTGGTTCAATCATAAATACATCCCATAAATCTTTATCTATCATACCTTCTATGATCAGCTTTTGCATCAGCTTTAATATCCTCTACAGAAAGTTTTTGAAACCCATCTTTTGAAACCCTTCCGAATAAACATACCTGAACATATTTATTTCCGCTATTATGAACGTAGTAGCCATCGTAATTCATTAGTTCCTCGTCAGTCATCCGCAAAATACCCTCATCAGGGCTACCATCTTCTGTATCTAAGATATCAATCAGGTTAAGATTTTTCAAAGAAAATTCATAAACAATACCATCTTCCTCCTGATCTGCATAGCTTATTGCCACATCTTCATGAGCTGTAAAAAAGCTACCTGCAGAATGAACATCAATCCCTGATTTCGCCCCTCTGTATAAGTATATGTTCATAACTGTTTGTTTTGATACAGTAAAGCTATTACTTTATTTTGATTATGCAAACAAGAAAAACAAAATAATTAAAAATATTTTTGACCGATAGTTGCAGCTATTTAGAAGATACTTGTCTGCTCCCCTGCCGGTGGTATAGTTATTCCTAGTTTCTCAGCAGCCCATTGAACTATACTATCTACATAGTTGCTAAATTCTGCCTTACTGAGTTTTCGAGTACTGCCTGGTTCTTCGCCTAATATTTCTCCACCATCCCCTTTTACATACTCAGGATTGAAGTGTAGTTTTAAAAATAGGTGGGTTCTGTTGTTATCTATGCGGTTGCCCCTTGCTACCAGTTCTCGCCTGATCATAGGCACGACGGTTGCCCAATAGTAGTTATTTTGCTTTGTAGATCTCTTATCGAGTGTTTCAACAATTAGTTTAACCGGACAGCCTTCTTTCAGGTCGCCAACATCTGCATAGAAAACAGATTTGCTTTCGTCTGGTATCTTTACCTTTCGGTTTTTTATAAAGCCGTATGTTTCTATTTTGGTCAAAGGCCTATTACTGTTTTATCACTTGGATTCCATATAACGCCTTTAGTGTCTGGATTACCGACATACGCTTCTTCCCTTTTATACGGGAACCCTATTGATTCGTCCGGATTAGGAGCCTTCCCGATTTCATCTAATCCGAGCATATCATTATATAATTCCTCTATAGCTTCTTTGGTGAAGTTTATATTGATGCCTGATTGGGTAGCTATGGAGTAGTTGTTCCCTACTTTATGGGTGTTTATATCTTCTTTTGTTACACAGAATATTATTGTCATAAATCGTCATCATCATTATAAGTGATAGAATTACCATTACCTACCTGTACGGAGCTTTCTGAACTGTTATCGATGTACATATTTCCTGATCCGGTATTAATAGAGGATGTACCACCACCCTTGTTTTTGATAATGATACTGCCTGTGTTTAGGTCAATGGTTATGTGATCTCCATTCTTTGTATAAAACGAGCTTATCGGCTTACTGTTGGATGATAATGAATCTACAATATGCACAAGGCTGTCTTCTTTGTGCTTATAAGAATTGTAGTTATTCCTTAAATAGCTGACAAATCCGGGGAAATTGGCAGGATAATCTGACATGGCATGTTGATATCCATAATAATACCCGCCGCTGGTAAAGAGTATTACCGCTAAAAGAGCAAGAAATATTTGTTTTCTCATGTATTTATTGGGTTTAATTAAGGTGTTTTATCGTGATTTATGCAACCTAGTTTCATTATTTTGCCTGTTTTTTCTTTCTCCGTACCTCTAAGCCTCTTTTTATTGGTTCTACCTTATCCAATTTACCGCCTACTCGCTCACCAAACACGCCCCCAACAAAATAATCAGTCCTATATATCATGCTTCTATTATCTTCAGACTCTGAAACGAATTGTACGCCTTCCGGTATAGTGTCTTTAAAGTCTGTTCCTGGTAATAGGTTGTTTGTTGATAAATATTGCTTGGCCATACGTCCGACTGCGTCAGACCAATCTCCAAAAATCACAATCCTCTGCAATGTGTCCGTTATCTCGTTTTCCCATTTTCTTACCGAATCTTCAGGATAGGCTTTCTGCACTGCTGTGCCGTAGCTAACCCAATTCTGTACGGTAATAATGCTTGTGCTTTTCGCAAAACCTAAATTGCCTACTCATATCCTAGTCTTTAGAATCCTTCATAACTAAATAAGTAAGCACCAGGGAGGCTATAAAACAACAGGCTATTATTTTCATAAACAACTCTTAATACTCGCTAAAACATCAATATGCAAATGGTATTTGTTGAGGATAATAAGCATTAGAATAGCTATGCTTATAGCTGCATCAATTTTCATCCATGCCTTGAACCTTTTAAGAGGGATAAAACCAAGTAAGATCAATAATAAGAACAGCACCCATTGAGAGGTAAAAATTCCTACAAAACTCCAAATAAAATACAGCAACATACTAATAGATACAAATATTTCCCTCTCATTAAGCGCATCTGCGTTTTTGGCTTTTAAAGTTTCCTTATAGGCGAACACCTTATCCGTGTTGAATAGTGCTGTTAATTCGTAAACAATTGCCGCTAAAGCAGCGAAATAGAAT